CTTCAGTATTTTTTATTAAATCGTCACTATTTATATTCCAATCTATAAAAAATTTACGTTGCATATTGTATTATACTATACATAATTCAAATTATATACATGATACGAACATACATATCATAAAAGTAGAAAAATTGAATTATATACCTAATATTATAATGATATATGTATTATATTAATACTTATTATAATAGCATATTTAATGGAATATAAATATAATTGTAAAATAACGGGATATGAATTAACATATGTTATACATGATAGATCTGCAATATTATCAAATATTGAATCTGATTACAAATATATAAATGCTCTAACATCTCTTTTCAAAAGATCATATATATCATTAAAAGAGAAAGGTATATCCGATATGTATATGTCGATAACTACATCAGAAAAAGATATATTAAAAACGACTACATGGCATATAATAGGGGAAAGTGATGATAGTTTATTACTTAGATGTAAAATAGATGAATATATTGAGAACTGGGCAAAATGTTCTGGAATTTTAAGATAGTATTATATCAAAATTAATATGCGGTCAATCATATAAAAAAGAAATAATAAAATACATATAATGGAATTAAACGATAATTATTTAGAAATAGATTCAATATCATCATTTGATGATATGGATCTTAGAGAAGATATAGTAAGAGGTATATACTCATATGGGTTTGAAAAGCCATCTCAAATTCAATCAAGAGCAATAATGCCCATGTCTACAGGTAAAGATATAATTGCACAAGCACAATCTGGTACAGGTAAAACTGGTACATTTACTATTGGAATATTGCAAAGAATTGATAAAAATATACATGAGCCTCAGGGGATTATAGTAGCACCTACAAGAGAGTTAGCTACACAAATAGGTAAAGTAGTAGAAAATATAGGAAGATATACAGGTATAAAATCAGTAATATGTATAGGTGGATCAGATAAAGAGAAAAGTAAAACAGAATTAAGAAACAGTGCATCAATAGTTGTAGGAACCCCCGGCCGTATAGGTGATATGATAAATAGAGGATATATTAATACAAAACATATTAGAACAATGGTACTAGATGAAGCAGATGAAATGTTATCAGTAAGTTTTATAAATCAGATTAAGAATATAATATGTTTTTTACCAGAAAACACACAGATATGTCTATTCTCTGCTACCATGCCATCAGAGATATTGGATATAACTTCAAAATTTATGATAAATCCAATATCAATATTAGTTAAACGAGAAGAATTAACATTAGAAGGTATAAGACAATTTTATATAAACGTTGAAAGGGAAGAATGGAAATATGAAACTTTCAAAGATTTATATGATGCAATAAGTGTAAGTCAATCAATAGTTTATGTAAATAGGAAAAATAGAGCTGATAATTTAAAAGAAAGATTAGAAAGGGATAATTTTACAGTATCTGTAATTCATAGTCGTATGGATCCTATAGAGAGAGTAAATGTAATGGATGACTTTAGATATGGAAACACAAGAATATTAATATCTACTGATTTATTATCAAGAGGTATTGATATACAACAAGTATCTGTTGTAATTAATTATGATGTTCCTAATGACAAAGAGAGTTATATACATCGTATTGGTAGATCAGGTAGATTTGGGAGAAAAGGTGTAGCAATAAATTTTGTAACTGATAGAGAACTTAGAAAGATAAAATACCTAGAAGATTTTTATGAAACAGTAATTGATGAAATGCCTATAAATATTGATGATATTATAAGAAATACTTAATTAATTATTTACTTTATTGAAAAATATTCAATAAAGTAATTCGGAATAGATTTGATATTTATATATATATGTCTTTATAATAATGAAAGATATAATTGTTAAAAATATAGGGTTATCATGTTATATAGACACCTTAATAGCATCTTTATTCTGTATAAATACCATAATACGTGCAAAATTACTTAATAGTTACCAAGATTCATACAGGGTGATTTATTTACAAGAATTTATAAGGACTAATATAGTTGATAATATTAATAATAATAAATCAATACTTGAAAAAATAATAATAAATCTTAAAAAACTATTAATAAGTATAGGATGGTATGATAATTTTCATCATATAGAAAAAGTAAAGGAACTATATGCTTTTTTAATGAAAAAATTAGATGGACAATTAATATATATAGAAGAAGAATATCTTAACTATGATAAATTGAATAATGATAAAAAATTAGCATATATTGATATTGATGTATCAAATATTAATGAAAATAAAAATATACAAGAATTGTTACAAAATTGGATATATAACCAACAAAATAGAGATATAGTTAAACATATTGTTAATATTCCAACTTTTATAGGAATTAACATAAATAGATTATATAATGGAACTGTTAACAATGTAATGATTGATATAAATAAAGGTATATCACCTGCAACATATTCTGTATTAGATAATAAACCAGTATGGGGAATCCATTCAATTATATGTTATGAAGGAGATATAAATAAAGGACATTATTATTCACTCTTAAATAATAATAATGAGTATTTTATTTATGATAATAGTAATATACCTACTATTATAAATGTAAATATAAAAAATGTTGATATATCAAAAAAAATAAAACAGGAATGTATTTTTCTTATCTACAGATATATAGGATATAAATAATATATGATTGGAAAGCTTAAACATTTACTACATAAGAATAGATGTTCCACTCAAGCAAATCTGTTCAAAAATCCAAGTTTATGTACAATAAATAGGGGGAATTCAATAATCGTTAATAGATCATTAAGTGAAAATATAAATAAATCATATATTGCTAAAAATTATAAAATAGTTAAAACTATACATGAAACCTCATCTAGGGGGATGTATATAATAGAATCTTCAAGCAAAACTAAATATTTTGCAAAAATTAATCCAAAATCAAAAAATTGTGAAAATGAAGCCAATATATTTAGAAAATTAATAAATCATAATAATATAAATATAGTAAAATTTATAGAATGGGGAGAAGATGATATATGTTGTTATTTTATTTATGAATATATTGATGGAATTACATTAGATAAATATATTAAGGATAATAATATCACTAACAAAAATATTAAAGATATATTCCTTCAAATTGTAAATGGATTGCATTATTTACATTCATTAGATATTATACATTGTGATATAAAATTAAATAATATCATGATAACAGAAAATTTAGAAATTAAAATAATTGATTTTGATTTATCAATTATTAGTAAATGTGATTATTTAGGACATAATATATTTGGAACTATACAATACATAGCACCAGAGAGTGCTGATTTATATATATACTCTAAAAAATCAGATATATGGAGTCTTGGAATAGTTATGTATATTATATTAACAGGAGAATATCCATATATATATACTAGTTCTAATGCTATTGAAAAAGATAATATGTATAGAAGAAACAAATTTAAACATATAAATTTTTCTCTTATTAAAGATAATAATTTCAAATATATCATTATGTCTATGTTAAAATTTATTGATTGTGAAAGAATCACAACAGAAGAAATATTGAAATATAAATGGTAAATACTATTAACATATATAAATTGTGTATATATGTTAATTCCAGGAGTATTATATTTAAATTCATCTACTATTTATGGATTTACAAAAAATAAAGTACCAATTAGAAAATTTAAATCCTATTTGTATGGATATGACAATAAAATTATATATGTATCTACAAAAAAGAAAACATCTGCACATAATCTATATGCAATAGTTAGAGAACAAGACATTAATAATACCAAAAAATATATACTTATTTCAATTATAGGTAAAGTAGGAGATTATCAAGTTGAAAAAAAATTTGCAAAATATATGTATAAATTAAATAGAAAACCTGTTAGATTACAACAATTGCCGAATATTGATATAACACCAGATAGGACTATAATTACCCAGTTAAATTGTTATAGTATTGATCCTTCAGATTGTACAGATATAGATGATTTAGTAAGCTATAATATAATAAATAAAAATATATGTAGAATAGGTATACATATCGCAGATGTATCATCATATATTGCCGAAGGATCAGATCTGGATAATATCATAAGAAACCGAGGTGAAACTATATATTATGATAATTATAAGGATAATATGTTACCTGATATTATGGCAGATAATATATGTTCTTTAATAGAAAATGTAGAAAAAAGAGCATATTCTATATTTTTTGATATTGATATAAATACATATCAAATTTTAAAACAATACCATACAAAATCTATAGTTATAAATAAAAACAGATTAACTTATGAAGAAGCAGAAAAAATTATAATTTCTAATAATAACAAATATACAGATCTGATAGAAATGTATAATATAGGAGAAAAACTATATGCAAAAGATAATTACGATATTCACAAGATGATTGAAACTTTTATGATATTGGCAAATAGTTATGTTGGTAATTTTATTAAAGACAAACAAAATGCAATTATTAGGGTACAAGATGCACCATTACCAGATACGATGTCTGAAAATAATTTAGGATATGTGATAAAAGATAATGTATATAATGTAATTAGTATGTTTTCTAGAGAACGTGCATATTATAAATTTGTTTGTTCGGATATATCATTACAAAATAATGATAATTTACACTATGATCTAGGTATAAAAAATTATACTCATTTTACCTCTCCAATAAGAAGATATGCTGATATTCTAGTACATAGAACATTATATAATGTTACAAAAAATGATCCAAATATTTGTAATCATTTAAATGATGTCCATAAGAAAATTTCTTATTTATGTAGAGATTTAGATAGATTAAATTTTGTGTATACTATACAAAATTTGGATACTATACAAAAAGCATATGTAATACATATCAATGATAATGAAATTAAGGTATATATTAAAGATGCTAATATTGATGGTATATGTAAATTATTTTCAAAAAAGATAAGTCATCTTATAAATTATAAATCAGACTGTGAAAAAATAATAATTGATGATAATATTTTTTTAAAATTAGCTGATGAGATAAAGATAAGATTAATTGTATCAACAAAAGCACCTACTATTAAAAAGAAGCTTCTTATACAACTAATTGAACCAAATATAAAACATATAACTTATAAAAAAAATTTATGACATTTATATATACAAATGAAAAAAGTGTTAATAATAGTTTTAGTGATATTTATAGTTGTCGCGCTTATCTCATCAAAAAAAGAATTATTCTCTGATAGCGGATTAGCAATTTCTGACAGATACTGCCAGAAATTGACAGATGTGTATTATCAACCAAATATAAATTGTCCTGAATGTAGAGCTGAATATACTAAAAATATATGTGGACATAAAAGAAGACATACTATAACAGATAGAAATGGTAATTATTTTTATGATTATGGTGTTCGAGTATAAAAAAAAATTGATCTATAAATATTCAATTGATAGTACTTATATATATACTATTTATAGCCTATATATAAGTTAATATGCCAAGAAATTTATTTGGAGGAAAAAAACATAAAAGAACTAAAAATAAACAACCAGAAATTCAAAAAAAAGCATTCACTGAAAAAGCTAGTGAAAATCAAACTTATGCTAAAGTAATTAAAGGAACTGGTGATAGAGGATTATTAGTAGAATGTGAAGATGGAAAACAAAGACGTGCAGTAATCCCAGGGAAATTTAGAAAACGAGTATGGATTAGAAAAGATGATATAATTCTAGTTACTATAGATGCATTTGGTAATGGTAGAGAAGATACTTGTTTAGTTGAACATAAATATAATGCTTACGAAATAAGAGATTTACAAATGAATAATTTAATAAGTTTCAAAGATTCATATATTACTAATAATGAAGATGATGATAATAAAGAAATATATGAAAAAAAAGACATATCACAAAGATATCTCTTTCCACCTTCTTCATCATCAGAAGAAGACGAATTTATAACCGATGATGAAGATAGTGATATTGATGATAAATATAATTCAGATGAATCTATTGATTTAGAAGATCTATAAAAATTGATATTCTTATTGTATATTGGTTTTACTTTTAATTTATACATAATATAATATAACTTATGTCAAACTATATTATTGATCCAGTAAGATCTATAACAGGTGATATTGTAGAGAAATTAGAATTTATTGGAAAAGATAGGTATTCTTCTTTTAATATATTAGAAGATAATAATTCAATAACAACATTTAAGTCTACTTTGGAAGAATTTGTTTTCCCAGAAAAAATTAAATTATTTAGTAATGATATTTATAATGATTCAATAACAGAAAATAGTAGGTGGATTTTAAAAGAAAATGATTTAGCTAGTTTTTCTCTATCACAAGATGATAGAGATAGAAATATGGCAATATTGATGAATATATATGATTATGTTCCACAGATAATAAATAAACATGTAATTGATATATCTGAATATGATAATAATTTTGACACATATAATAATTCTTGTCTTAATGCATGTAATTATTTAGTCACAAAATTATATGATTATTTATCATGGACATTTACTTTAACTGATAAATTAATATGGATATATCTTATGCTTGCTTGTAAATATGAACAAAGAGCCATAAAATATATATTAAAATCCCCAATATATGGAAGAAATGCAGATATAATAAAATATAAATGTAGATTTGGATTATCACCAATTATATTAGCTTGTAGATCTGATAATATCACAGCAATTAAATATTTTGTTGAATATGGATATATTACTATAAATGATCTAATAAATATTAATTATGAGAACTTACCAGCATTATATTATTGTTTCCTTCATGAATCAACATTATCATATATTATAAATACTTTTGGTAAAGAAATATTATTTTTAAATACTTTTGATAATATATCACCAATACACTTTATATTTTCATATTCTCAAAGTTCCACTAATTATTTAATTAATAATGGGTTAATTAGCAAAAATATGTTGCAACAATATGTAGATAATATATCTCCTATTATGTTATTAGGGATGTATAACCCTGATAAAATATTCGATTTAATTGAATCTGATATATGTACATATGATGATTTAAGTTATATATCTAATACATATGGAAATATAATGAACATACTTGCAATGTATAATCCAGATAAGTTAATAAAATTAATAGAGTATGATATAATTGATAGTAAATTATTTGAATCTAAAACACAATGCATATGTATTAATGATAATGATATTATTATCAGTGTTCCTTTAATATTTTTATTAGTAGAAAACGCAGATATACTAAGACAACTTATTTGTTCTGATGCTTTTGTAAATTATAATATGTTATCAACAGAATTTTATGATACTGATATATTTTCAGAAATAATATGCAATACGCCCCCTATGTTAGGCCCTATCTTACATATTGTAAATAATACGATAGGTATTAAAGATATTGATATTTCTAATATATTAGCATACTGTTTAAGATATGATCCTAAATTAGCATTTGAAATTTTAAATATGGATATAGATGAATCTGTTATACTTAATAAAGATAATAATGGGCTAAATGTATTAATGTATATTCTAAAATTTGGAGAAAATTATCTTGGAGATTTATTTGATAGCATACTTAATATTATATTTAGCAAATTTCTATCAGATAATTTAATTGAAGATAAAGATAATAATAATGTAAATACGATGGTATATATGTTTAAATATCATCCCGATATATCATATGAAATGTTAAATAAGTACAAACTCTTTAATATTGCACATATATGTGATGTATTGGCTGTATGTCCTGATATTAACATATCAAAAATAATTATAGATGATTATAGAAGTGCTATTACCAAAGAACATATTGATATTTTTTTGCTAATTCAGCATAATCATACAGTACTTGATTATATGTTAAGTATTGAATGCATAGATAATGAAATGTTTAATACAAGAAAATATGGGAATAATATCCTATCATTTGCTATCAAAAATAATGTAAGTAATATTATTTTAATTAAAATAATTGATTATAAATTATTCTCAAAAGAATTATTTGAAGAAAGGGATAGGTTAGGTAATACACCATTAATAATAGCCATATATAAAAATTATAATTATGCAAGAATAATTTTAAATTCCAAATTATTGACAGATGATGTATATAATCTTAAGGATAATAATGGTCGAAATAGTTATACTATAGCATGTCATGCAAATAATGATATTAAAACATTAAATTTAATAAGAAAATCTTTATTTTTTAAGGATAGTATGTTTACAGAATTGGATAATCTTGGGAATACTCCGTTATATTATGCTATTGAAAATTCTAATATTATTGCAGAATATGTTTTATCTGATCAATTGTGCACTAAAGATATATATTATAATGCAATTTCTAAATATGTTATTGATGGAAATTTAGATAAAATAGAACATAATATGAATATGATTTTAGACAATGAATATTGTGATAATGAAATATTAAAATTATTATTTTTTCCGATATTAGAAAAAGGAAATTATCCATCTAATAATGTCGATAATATGTTTAAGAAGATATCTTCTGCAGATATTATATTTCAATATAATAGAAATGGTGATAATTGTTTTCATGTTGCCATTAACAATATGAATTATGATATAGCTGAATTTATGTTACGCCAAAAATTTAATTGTTATAAATTAATTGAATATGAAAATAATAAAGGAATAACACCATTACATATGTTAATTGATAATAATCAATATAATATGATTTTATATTATGCTGTAATATGTAATAAACATGGAGAATATCAAAGAGTATATGATATTTTATCAATAGATTGGAAAGGTATTCCTCTTTTCTTACATTTAGTTTCCGTTATGGATAATATCGAGTTATTATTATCATTAGAAAAGAACCTTATTAAAAGAATAATAAAGGAAATAGTTGATGAGAATAATCGCAATTGTTTATATTATTTGGGAAATTCAGAAGATATACATATATCTGAAAAACAAGAATATATATATATATTATTAAAAGGTGAATATATTGACAAATCTGTTATTAATAATAAAGATAATATTGATGGATCTAGTTTCTTATTTGAATGTCCATATCTAGCTGATATTATATTGACATATAGAGATTTATGTTTACCTGAACAAGAAGATTTATGTTCATCAGAATTATTTTCATATGAAAATAATTTAGGTATAAATCTTTTACATGTCCTACTAACTACACATAATTATGCTATTGTTAAGTGTTTACTAGATTCTGACTATGTTGATGAACATTTATTAACAGATAAAAATCTATCATTAATAATAGATTTGAATGACATTTCAATTGATATATTATTAGAATCTGGAATATGTGATGTATCTGTTGTAAATAGAAAAATAAATGGGATACCGATATTACATTTAGCATTACAAAGAAATAGAGACTATGTATCTCAAAAATTATTATCATCTAAATATGATTTATCAGAGTCATATAATTTTGTAGATACATATGAAAATAATATTCTAATAAATACTACACATTTGTCATATGATATATTTGTTCAACTAATAGAATCTAAATATTTTTCTAAAGAATTACTTGTAAAAAATAATATTTATGGGAATAACTGCATTAGTAACTTCATAAAATATTCTCCTGATTCATTAAAATATATATTTGAAAATAATTATTGGGATGATAATGTAATTAATAATAGAGATATAAATGGAAATACTATTATTATGTATTGTTCTAATAATAAAGAGATACTAGAATATTTATTAAATATAGATGGTATGAATGAATTATTATACAAAGTTAATAATATGAATGAAAATTGTTTGCATATATTTATTGATGCTCCATATGATTGTGTTAAATTGGTATTAGATAATTCCGATATATACAAACTATTAATCCAACAAGATAATTATGGAAATACATTTTTACACAAACTGTTATTGTCTAACAATAATGATTATATTGATAAAATTATTAATGATTATGATATTAGTCAGGATATATTATCAATAGTAAATAACAATGGACAAACTATCTTAATGCTTATGGTAGAAAGTAGATTGGATTGTGTTAAATTATTAAATAATGCAGACGATAAGGCATTATATATTAAAGATAATTCTGGAAATAATCTTCTTATGTATGCTGCAAAATATTCATCAGATATTATCGAAGGTATTATTGAAAGAGCAGGAAGTAATATTTTAGCAGAAAGAAATATTGCATTTGAAACTCCTCTTATGTATGCATCTTATTATTCTGTTAGATCAGTTGATATAATTCTAAAAAATGAGAGTACATCAATTGAACATATGTATTGTGGTCATACGAATCATAAATCCATAATGACAATTGCTATGAAATACCAACCAGAAGTTATTAGATTACTACTACAATATGGAATAGATAAGATGTTATTATGTTGTATTGATGAAGAAGGAAATAATATAGTTAATATAGGATGTAAATATAATTCTAAATCTCTTGAATACTTATTAAATTCTAATTATGATTTAACAATGTTATTCAATAATAAACCACATCCTATATTTTATGCAACAAAATATAATCCAGATGCAGTAAAATGTATATTAGAGTCAAAATATGGTTCAACATATATATTTTATGAAACATTTGAAGGTAATAGTTGCCTAAATATGGCACTTAGTTGTCAACCAAAATCATTATGTTATATGTTAAAATCAAAACATATGACATCAGATATATTAAATATGGAAAATGATAGTGGATATTCTATCTTAGCGGATATAAAGTGTATATATCGCAATATATCATGTATTCCTGATATATATAAGCTTGAATTAGTAAATAATATTAATATAATAGCAAACAATGATGATCCGAATATGTGTAATATATGTTATGAATTTAAAAAGTGTGCTATTTTAGTTCCTTGTGCACATACTATATGTGTAGGATGTGCATTTAGAGTAAATAGATGTCCAATGTGCAAAGCGGATATTCAAAAAAAATCTTTTATCTTTTAATTTATTTTTAATGATTGCCAATAATATATGAGTAATATAGTAGATATAAGAACACCTTTATCCACCATGTCCGCTACTGATGTAAATAATATAGTTAAATCTGTATTTATGTCCAAAAATAGTATAAATATAAAAACACCTAATTCAGATTTTATGAGCGATTCATTAATAGGACAAATGAAGCCAAAATATAATTCCAGATTGAACATTCCTACACCAAAAATGTCAGATATTATGGCTACACCTATAATTGGAGGTAATCCTAATGCAAATATTAATATACCAACACCATCATATACTCAACAACAAGTTGGTATTAATGTTGCAACACCAAATAGTTCTCAATTAGACCAACAAGTTGTTGGTGTTGATGTTGATACACCTGGGTCTTTCAGTATAACTGATAGTGTTAAATATGTATATGATACTGCAACAGGTACATTGAAAAGTAATAAACAATTAACTTTTTGGGTATTTGTAGCTATTATACTATTTGTTATAGCTATAGTATTGTCTATAAGTATATCTCTTGTTGATACTGGAATTGATGTGGCTGATGCATCAATAGATGCTGTAGGTACATCAACTGGTGTTGGTTATGTTGCTAGTTTATTTTCAGGTATAGGTGACATATCATCAGAAGTAGTTCTTGAAGCAGTCCAAGTTGCTCTAATTAGTGGTGTCACTATATTCTTAACAGATAGTTCACCTAGTGTAAAAGCTATTAAGATTATAATAGTCATACTATGTGCATTAATAGACATACTTTTATCAGCTGTAACTGTAGTTATCCCATATGGTGATATAGTAGAGACTGTAGTTGAGATATTTACAGAAATAGTCCAAACCTTAGTATTAGTAAGCAACATAACTTCTATTATATAGGCTACTTGGTATATACTAGATTTTCAGTTATTTATAAAAAAATTGAAAATTTGATTGTTATATAGGTTCTTCTATAGAGACCTTTAATTTATTATAACAAAAGATGAGTAATAGTAACAATTATAGTACATATTTTTTGCAAAATTTTGTATCACCAAACAATAATAATGGATTTTCTCATAAAATAACAAACTCATATGCAAATAACAACAATAACAATAATAATAAAAATACAAGCCTCAAACTCCTTTTTTGGAATCAAAATTTTTATAATTTTATATATAGCAATTGGGCATACTCTGTCTTCTATACAGATATTAGAGAATGGATGGAAAAAAAACTCCAATCGTATCAAAGGTACAATTGGATCCCAGAAGGATCTATAAAATTTGTTAGTGTTGAACAATGGCTAATGGCCCTTAAAGCCATTGTTTTTAATAATGAATTCATTTTCCAACAAATAATGGCGGAAAATGATCCAGCAAAAATTAAAAAATTGGGAGAAAAAGTCCAAATGGATCTTAATATTTGGAAGGAAATACAAGAAGATATCCTTTTTGAGGGCGTCTATTGTAAATTTGACCAAAACAAGATATTGGGGAAATTATTACTTGCTGCTTATTTAAAAGGAGTATATTTTGCAGAAGCCAGTCCATATGACAAAATATATGGTATTGGGCTAGCTCCAGATGATAAAAGAGCCCAATATAGAAGTAATTGGAATGGAAAAAACATCCTTGGTAAAATTTTATTCAAAGTTGCAGAAATTTTATCCAAAAATTATAGCCTTCCAAATGGGTATAATGACACAAATGTCTATGGGGTTCAACAAAAACCACAATCATTGTGCCATTCTCACAAATGTTACAAGCCATGTTATAATGGCAGTGATTTCTGTTCAAAAAAATGCCGAAATATAACATGCAAATGTCCTAGTTGCCCATACCCAAAATGTAATGGTTTTGATTATTGCTCAAAATCATGCGGCAATGGAACATGCTCATGTTAATTGTGTTTTGTTTATTTTCTTTATTTGTATGAATTTTAACTAGTTATTTAGATAATATCTTGTAATCTGATATAATCAGTACCAGCTGAAGCTCCTAATCCTCTTGTAAATTTAATAAGTATACCTAATAAGATAATATATCAATGAATATGGTGATCTTTATCATATATATAAATTAAAAATATAATTTATTAATTTTAATTGGAATAGCTGTAAATAGTTTATTTATGGATCTAATTTTGTTTCTGCATTAATTAGTAATTTAACTGTCTCATTTGAACTATCAGTATTTGAGTATTTACATGAAAACATTAAAGCTGTCCAACCATCTTTATTTCGTAAATCTAAATTTGCTCCAGCATTAATTAGCAATTGAACTGTCTCATTTGAACTATTAGTATTTGAATTTCTAGATGCTAACATTAAAGCTGTCCAACCATCTTTATTTTGTAAATCTAAATTTGCTCTTCTATTAATTAGTAATTTAACTGTCTCATTTGAGCTATCAGTATTTGAATATTTGCATGCCATCATTAAAGCTGACGAACCATTTTTATTTTGTAAATCTAAATTTGCTCTTCCATTAATTAGCAATTGAACTGTCTCATTTGAACTATTAGTATTTGAATTTCTAGATGCTAGCATTAGAGCTGTCCAACCATCTTTTTCTCGTAAATCTAAATTTGCTCCTACATCAATTAGCAATTTAACTGTCTCATTTGAACTATCATTATTTGAATATTTACATGAAAACATTAAAGCTGTCCAACCATCTTTACATTGTAAATCTAAATTTGCTCCTGCATCAATTAGTAATTGAACTGTCTTATTTGAGCTATCAGTATTTGAATTTCTAGATGCTAGCATTAGAGCTGTCCAATTATATATATCCTGTAAATCTAAATTTGCTCTTCCATTAATTAGCAATTGAACTGTCTCATTTGAACTATTAGTATTTGAGTATTTACATGCCAGTATTAAAGATGTCGAACCATTTTTATTTTGTAAATCTAAATTTGCTCCTGCATCAATCAGCAATTGAACTGTCTCATTTGAACTATCAGTATTTGAATTTCTAGATGCTAGCATTAAAGCTGTCCAACCATTTTTATTTTGTAAATCTAAACTTGCTCCAGCATTAATTAGCAATTGAACTGTCTCATTTGAGCTATCAGTATTTAAATTTCTACATGCCAACATTAAAGCTGTCCAACCATCTTTATTTTTTTTGTTTAATTCGTACGGATTTTCATATATGTATTTTTTTAAAAAATCATGTAGTTCTGGATATTTATTAGTATATAATACTAATCTCATTAAATAAGTAAATCCAGTTGATTTTGTAATCGGTGAACATTTATATAATGTATTATATGATGGAACTGTAATTATATTTTTCCAATAGGCTTCTGTCAAATGTTTATCAGATGTATCTAATTTGCTATAACTATGATCATTTTTTTTGAAAAAGTTAAATAATGACATAATTGAAGTATTTATAATATTATTTGAAGTATCTATAATATTATTTGAAGTATTTATAAGAGTTCATTTATCAATTTTTTTATGTTTATTAATTATTTAGGTAATATCTTACTTGTAATCTGATATAATCAGTTCCAGATGGAGCTCCTAATCCTCTTACACTTGTAAATTTAATAAGTATACCTTCATCATGTGTATCAGCTCTGACAACATTTTCATCCAATGTATAATAAGTATCAAAATCTTCATTTTTAAGTGCCATCATAGTATTAGTTGGCCACAATGATATAGATGTAGCATAATTCCTATCTCCTGATCTAGCTATATCAGTAATTGAGTGTGAATCATCTGATTCGACAGTTATATTTTCTAGATCCACATAACTTATTTTATTTCCTCCATCATTAACAAGTCTTTGAATTATAAAAGTCATATCAATTCCAGAATTATTAGTAGGATTATGGGCTTCTATTTTATATCCAGTTATAGTAAACCTTCTATTTCCAATATCTGTATAACTTAATATATACAGATCCATATCTAATGTAAATCCTATACCCGGACTTGCTGTTATACTTGTTATATCCAACCATTTTTTATCAGTTCTATAATGTTGATTAGGTGTATTATCGATAACTATAACTTCACTATCAGATGTAGTTGGCACAGCTGTATTTTCGTCTATACTGGTTCCATTGAAAGTTAATGTTAACGATACTAACCCAGATAGAGAGTTAACTACAAACCCTAAATGATTATTTCTAACTGAAAATGCTGTATTATATATAGTAGCTGAATCAGTAGCATTAATATTAAACAGATCCTCTGTCTTTCCAGCTGCAAATATTTCATTCTGCTGTTCTGTTTGATCAGGGAATAAAGAGAACCACATTGTTTGAAGTACATTTTCTACATTTCCAGCTGGTCCAGTTGGACCAGTTATACCAGTTGGTCCAAATAGTCCTTGTATCCCAGTTGGACCAGTAATACCTGATCCAGTTGGTCCAGTTGGTCCCACGATATTAGATGCTGGCCCAGTTGGACCGGTAATTCCTGTGCCAGTAGGTCCAGTTGGTCCGAAAAGTCCTTGAATACCTGTAGGTCCTGTAATACCGGATCCTGTAGGGCCAGTTTCTCCTTGTATCCCCTGTATTCCTTGAATACCTTGTAACCCAGTAGGTCCAGTCGGACCACCAGGTGTTCCTGGTACTCCTTGAGGGCCAGTTGAACCAGTAATTCCCGGCCCAGTTGGTCCGGTTGATCCAGTATTACCTATTAATCCTTGAGATCCAGTCGGTCCTGTTGGACCGTTTGGCGGTCCTTGTGGACCTACTGGACCGGTAGGTCCAGTTTCCCCTTTCAATTCACAACACAATTCCCATACACCATCATTATACATATATAATGAACAAGTTCCACTATCAAATATAAAAGTACCATCCGCAACTATATATTCAGTTGATGGTTGACTTAATGCCTCAACATACCACATAATACCATCATCAGCTAAATAATAATATGGTAAATCAGGTTGTGGGTTTAGCAATATCCAATTAGCACCATTCCATTCAAATTGATCAGAAGAGTCAATAGCCAAACAACGTTGACCAATAAAATCTCCTTCAGTAGGTTTATCTGATGATTGATCAGCAGTTGCACCCATACTATCAATAGTAATACATAATATCTGTGTTCCTAATCCAGTAGGTCCTGTAGGTCCAGTCGGTCCAGTCGGTCCTGTAGGCCCAGTAGGACCTGTCGGTCCCGTTGGACCTGTTTCTCCAGTCGGTCCGGTAGGTCCAGTCGGTCCAGTCGGTCCTGTCGGTCCAGTGGGTCCAGTCGGTCCAGTAGGTCCAGTCGGTCCTGTAGGGCCAGTCGGTCCAGTCGGTCCAGTAGGTCCAGTCGGTCCAGTAGGTCCAGTCGGACCAGTCGGTCCTGTCGGTCCTGTCGGTCCAGTCGGACCTGTAGGTCCAGTCGGCCCTGTAGGGCCAGTCGGTCCAGTAGGACCAGTAGGTCCTGTGGGACCCGTAGGACCTGTTTCTCCGGTTGGCCCAGTAGGCCCAGTTGGACCAGTAGGTCCAGTCGGACCAGTAGGTCCAGTCGGACCAGTAGGTCCAGTAGGACCTGTTTCTCCTGTTGCACCAGTAGGTCCTGATACTCCTGTTTGAACAAATAAATATTCATATGGATTGTATGCTTTTGTACATGATTTACTTCCATCAGTATCAATAACACATATTTTCTTTTTGCACTGACAATTAAGACATTTATATGTATTATTGTAATGTTTTTTATACTTTGAACACACACATTCTGAATGATATTCTGAATGACAATTAGACATTATTATATAAGTACACTACAAAATAAATTGATTTGCCACAATATATAAACACATATAAAGATAAGTCAATATATACTAATTGTAAATACAAGTTCATCGTATGACGGACTAACAGCAACAATAACAGACAATACATAACGTAAATATGGACTCCTACTGAGTATGGTAGGAATGGTTATTATAGCGACCTAACAGCTATAACAATATATGTTTAACGGGGATGATAACAATTAATGGTTGTAGATTAATAATCATTAATGTATATATTTTTTAATAAAATGGCTAGTTAAAATATTTTTATTATCATACTTCTGTTTTATTTCAACAAATTTTTTATAATCAGGATATAATATCCTAAACTGTCTAATTGATAGGAATAAAAGATAAGGTAAATAATATGAGCCAGATAGTGAAATTATTTTATTAACCAGTAAATTAGTCCAAATATTTGCATATTTAATAGATTCAGTATCATTATGTATGTTAAGGTATAATACTATAGCTATACGATCAACCGATGCATAATTAAGTATAGGTATATCTGTTTTTTTGACATATCTGATTGATAAATTTATAAGATTAACATTAAAATCATTAACAATATTCCACAAATAGTTAATAAATTGTACCATATTTTTAGGAGGCACAAAATATTCTTGAAGGATAGCAGTAGTCGGATAGTGAAAATATAAATTAATAGAGTCAACATCATAACTCATTTCATAATTTTTCCAGACGACACATTCTTTCATTAAAATTTTAGGTTCAAATACTGACCTTAAATATTTTGCAGTATAAGTTCTTCTTAATGCTTGTTCACCAAATTTTGATTTTATGTGCAATGAGTTATAGCTTTGCAAGCGAGCATTATCTGTTAATTTTTTATTAGATTTATACCACAATATATTTACTATCTTTCCATTATTTTTTGGATATATATTTCCATTATAAAATACAACTTCATTATCATTTTGTATTTTATCCATAATTGTTTTAGTATTACTCCTATCAGTTATTATAACTTTTCTTTCTATTGGAAAATTATTATCAATTACAAGATCAGCACTTAATATTATCGCAATAGCACCATATCCACCAATAACTCCTTTAAAAAGTTCATAATTTTCATTTCTGGATGCATTTATAATATCACCTTGTGCTGTTAATAATTTCAGACTGATAATAGTATCAGCGATAGTTCCATACTTAAGTCCTCTGCCGTGACAATTGACTGATATTGATCCTCCGACAGAGAAATTTCGATATGATTGCATTTCAGCAACAGAATAATTATATACATCAAGGACTGCTTGAAGATCTTTCCATTTTGCTCCTGCTCCTACTGATACCATATTCTTCCCTGAATATAATGATATATCTCTTATATATGACATATCAATATATATAGCATCACTAGCCATAGTATGACCTCCATGACTATATTTAGCACCGGCGATAGATATTTGTAATGGATTTGATGATAAATAATTTTTTTTGACTAAATTTTGCAAATCTTCAATTGATGTTGGCACAAATATAAGTGCTGGTATTGCATTATGAATACGAGCGAAATCATACTTCTTTTTATAGATATGTTTATGGATGTATAATGCTACAATAAAAAATATTATAATGCACAATATACATATATTTATTATATTATTTGTCATGATATTATAATTATATGTATATAAAATATATATAATGGAAAACTTAACTATTCTTAAAAATTTGTATGAATCAAATGGAGCAGAGATTAATTGGACTACTTTTAATTCAGACCAAGAATCCTATAAAAATAGAGTTGTTAAATTAGCCCAAGATGATTTTGCTGATGGTACATTAAGAGTCCATCAACCATGTATGTTAAAATTAACAGAAAATATAAGTTTTAATCCAAATCGTCCAGATATGGGAAATGATGGTTTAATAGATCCTAATAGAACATTAGATTGGTTTCCAACTACAAGTAAACCATCAAACAATCAATATTTTGAAAATGATGTTAAATTTGCTTATGGATTAGGATTTTTTGCGGCTATAGCAATTGAAGCAGAAAATGTATTAGTTAATCTTAATAATTACATATTAGAGCAACACAATGAACATTATTTACAACAAAGATTTTATGCACATATTGAACTAGCAGATCAGCCATTCATACCTTTCCAAGGGCCATCTAATTTTGGTCATCAACTTAGATCTGCAAAAAATTGTTTTATATTTAATGGTAAATTAGGAAGGTCTAGTCATCATTGTGTTCATGGTAATCATGTTGATGGATTATATGTTCATAATGTTGAATGTGATGATTTTGAGGTATGTGCAATAGCGATTAATGGAGGGAAAAATATAACCATCGATAATACTGTTATTGTTAAAAACAAACAAGATATACCTGTATTAGGAACTTATTCTGGAGGAAGATTTATTAAATTATTTGTACAAAGTATCCAAAATAAAGGATTGTCAAATGTAAATTTAGATAATGCATATAATTTATTAAAATTAAAATTAGATGAAGCATTTAATAATTTTATATTTGGTGAAGGAAATATGCCAGATTTGTTTAAAAATACCACAGGATTAATTGATGGCAATGCATATGGTATAGTTATAAATCCAAAAGGTGTTGCTGTTAATAAATTTATGGAAAGTAGGAATAGTAATAAAGCAAATGAAACAACAGATATAGTTATTAAAAATACAAGTATTAATGGTATTCATGCACATATTAGAGAGATATTAGCTATAAGTAATGGATTAGGAAAAGCTCAAGTTGATACAGCTGGTGCTGTATTAAGTTTTTCTGATATTACAAATAATATAGATGATAAATACTATTATAAAGGAAATGTATTAGCAAATGTACAAGTTGAACTTGCAAGGATAAAAAATGAACGTAATGAACAAAATTTAGATACATCATTTTTTGGAACATTAAATATTACAAAACATATAGTTTACTGGAAGGATATGCAAAATTCATACTTTAAGAAAATAAGTGATAATGAGCTCCAATTATATATAAATAATGTTCCAGTTTTAGATAATGGAAATGATGTTATTTATAAAATTTTTGGAAATGGAGATACTATGTTTCATGTAAATAAGGGTGTTCTTGGTTTAAGAATTGATGGAGCTAATTCTATTGAATTAGATAATAATGTAATTTCTGACATTAGTAATGATGGAAATAAAGGATCAGACATAGCTGGACATTATATTAAATCACATCCTGATCAAGGGAAAATGGTAGGATATCATGGATCAAATACATATGGTATCGTATGTTCTGCTGTTAATAATATGATTATTAATAATACATGTGCTACAAACATTAATAGTTCTCATGGATCAGCATTTGGTATAGCTTTACAAAATGATACATGTAACTGTAAACTTAAAAATATCAAAGTAAATGACATAAATTCATCTATTAATAACAATTTTGATGCAAATGATTATATATTTCCTAATCAACCATCAATCTCCAGAGGTATATTTATAGGATCTGGATTAACCAATATTGATATTAATAATATTAACATTTATGATATTAACAATAGTATAGGAAATCCATTTAATAAGAATTTTGATATAAATAGCAAAATTACATTATCATAGGCACAATACAAGCAAAAAAATTGATCATACAAAGCATAATAATATATATATATACATATACTATTATTCATGGATACTAAAATAACCACAGAAGAAAATATATCAGAGGATGATTTATGGAATAATATATGTAGTATAAATAACACAATGCTTAAACATAGTAAATATAGATGGTCATCTGAACACAAAAAATTAAATGCTAAAATATGCGATATGATATGTGATTATTATTTCAGTATTAGCACATTATCATCTGGATTTATAGATAAATTTATAACTGATTATTGTTTGTGTAGATCTTATTCATATATGACTCCTATAAAATATGGTAGTGTACCTATAATAAATTGTCTTTCTCTGATATTATCAAATTGGACAATAAACTATGATCTAATAATAAAATTATTAGATCATAGTATGAATTGTGTATTTTTATTAAATGTGTTAATTACAAGAGATGATTTTAATAAATTTCCAAATAAAATGTTAGATCTTTTATGGGATAATAAAAATATGCAACGAAATAAAACATTAGTAGAAATATTATTACATAATACAGATATTAATTTTAATAATAAAAAAATGTATATATGGTATAGTAAAATACCAAGTTATATTATCGGAGAATTTATAAAAAAATCATCGTATAAATTTACACAAAAACATCTGTACTACTCATGCATTGGTTTACCATATTCTATTCATATATTTAACGCTTTATTGGAAAAAGGATTATATATTGATAGTATATGTTTAGAACATATATGTGAAGAAAAAAACTATCATGCATTAGAAATTATACTAAAATATAAAATATTAATAACAAAAAAACATTTTAATATATGTGTTAAAAATAAACAAAAAGGAATGATAAAATTATTATTAAACCATAACTATATTCTTGATAAAGATGATATTATTTACTGTATGCAAAATAATATATATATTGAAAATATTACACAATATACAAATATTCCTATAACAATAGATATAATGAAATATGCGTGGGGAAATGGATTTTATCCCAATTATAATATTGAAAGTAATAACCTAAATGACGAATTATATATAAATATAATAAATAATAATGTGCCAAAAATAAAAATGTTATTAAAACAGATAAATAATCCTGTAATAGATGAATCAATATTAAAATATATACAGTGTAATAAACATAAAATAATATCTTTGGTGTACGATTATATAAAATATGTTAGTTATGATACTATAATAGCTCTTACTAAAACACATAATGATAGTTTAATGTTATTACTTCAAAAATATAAGGAATGTAAAGATAAAGAAATATCTGATCTAAAAAATAATGTATCAAAATTAGAAGAAAAACTTGCAAAATATGAAGATATCTGCGATGATTTAGAAGATGATACAAAAGTTAACGATAATAACAATAATAACAATATTAAATTTGCTGATATAGATGTATCTAATATTATAATTAATTCAAAAAGTCGAGCAGATACTCCTCCTCAAAAATATATTAAATATATGAAAGAAAAGAAAAATATTAAATTATCGTATTTTGATATTAGGAAAAAGATAGTAGATGATATAATAAAATCAGATATGTATTATAATAATAATAAATCGATTATAAATCCAACAGATGATTTGAAAAAAATATTAGAGATAGATGGATGTGTGAAAATATCTGATTTAGACAAGTTAGTTATGTTATTTTATAAGTAATCCTGTTATTATTAATAATGAAAAAATTGATTTATAAAATATATACAAATACACAAAGTATATACATTTTTATATTTAATGGATAGATACAATGTGTTACATATTGATAAGGATGTTTCATACTCTATAGAAATCTTAAAATCCATTCTTAATTTTAAAATTATTATTAATAAGGAACGCTTCAGGAGTATTGTAATATCACTTAAAAACAATTATGAGGATATTCAAGAAGGTATATATTTATTATGCAAAAATGGATATCATATAGGGAATGATGATATTAGATTTTTTATAAATAATGATGTACAGATTGATAATATTGAACAATATAAAGTAATTATTGATCTGGATACTGTAGAATTATTAAAAAAAAAGCCTACCAAAATATACAATTATCTATTATGTAATTTTGAAGGAGAAGCAAAATATAAATTTTTTGAAATATTATGTGTTAAAGGTAACCTTGACTATATACATAAATTTATTAATTACCATGATATTAGTGTAGATGATAGGAAAATATTACATATTATACTGCGAGAATGCAACAGTAAAAATATTTATTTTTTGATAAGAACATATAAACCAAATATTTACACAGAAGATTTACATGTATTTATCGTTAGACATAATAAGCGCATGTATTCAGAAATAAGCAAAATAAAAACAGAAAAAAGATGTATAAAACAAAAACATGTTCCAGTTACACGTCCTGCAAAACATGCTGTATATGACGATTCCAAGGCTATGTTCTTTTTATTAGAATGTGTAAAATCACAACATAATAAAAAAATAAAAAAGTTAAGCAATACTGCTAATAAATATCAATTATATATTGATAGATCTAAAGATGTTGATAAAGTGGATGATGAGGTGGATGATGATAAAGTAAGTATAATAGTGAATGTTTTATCATCTGATAAAGTTCCTATACATAAAAATATCAAGTATCCTATTCCTGAGAAGTATATAGGGTATTTTGGAAAATCAAGAGTAAGCAATATGTCTTTTATAGATATAAGAAGGCATATTGTGAATTATATTTTAGATAAGCATTTATATTCTGTAACTAATCCAAGTCTTGTTAGTTTACCAGACGATATGAAAAAATTATTAGAAATCCAAAATGAAGGTGACATTTCAATATCAAAATTGGATAATTTTGTTGGATTATTTTATTTATAATTCATATATTTTGATTAAAATGGCTTAAAGATTAGTCTATATATAGAGATATGTGCAGATATAGTATGTTTATTATATCTGCTCTCATAGTTTAAAAGTAGAATATTGTCCTGATAAGGCAATGGTGTGGGTGCAATTCCCGCTGAGAGTACATTAATAAAAATGCATATATTGTTATATAATGATATATGCTTCTGTAGCTTAATTAGTAGAGCATCATCCTTATAAGGTGGGAGGTATGGGTGCAATCCCCATCAGAAGTACTATTACATAATATTATATTACAGCTTTTATAGTTCAATGGTAGAATTCTGCCTTCGTAACGCAGAGATCTGAGTTCGATTCTCAGTGGAAGCAATATATTATAAAGATCTTATTATTTCAGATGTAAATAATAACTTCTGTCGCACAATGGGAGTGCGCCGGCCTTAAGAACCGGTTCCATAGGAAGAGTGGGTTCGATTCCCACCAGAAGTACATAATTGAAAGCATATGTTAATAATTTATTATATATGCTTCTGTAGTTTAATGGTAGAATATCACTTTTGTAATGTGATGGCCTGAGTTCGATTCTCAGTGGGAGCATTTATTAACTAGTTTGCTATTATTATATTTTGTATATAATAGCTTTCGTTGCATAATGGGATTGCGCTGGTCTTAGGAGCCAGTTCCGTAAGGAAGAGTGGGTTCGATTCCCGCCGAAAGTATAATAACTTCTGTCGCACAATGGGAGTGCGCCGGCTTCAAGAACCGGTTCCAAAAGGAAGAGCGGGTTCGATTCCCGTCAGAAGTATTTGACTTGAATAAAAAGCATTAATTATTCTAAATATAGGATAATTAAGCGTGTTGGTATAACGGTAATTATGCTGGCCTCATAAACCAGAGATGGAGGTTCGACTCCTCCACACGCTACTAAATTTGATATTCAGTTATATTGAGATATAGCTGAATATAAATATATATTATCATATAATATTACAACTATATATCTAAAATTAGCACATATATATATTTTATAAGAAATTCATTAACTTCCAATTATAAAATAGGAAAGTCAAATAGTCCAAGAAATAGACTTAAGCAATTACAGACAGGCAATGACTCAAAATTGGAACTGTATAACGTAATTCGTACAAATATTCCCAAATTGGAATCATATATTCATACATATTTTAGAAAAAATAAAGTATTAGGTGAATGGTATTCAATAAATACTTGTGATATTGATAATATAATAAATGTTATAGATATGAACATAGATTTAGATAAGTTACAATATAAACAATTGCAATTATTAGCAAAAATAAATGGTATACGAGCAAATAAAAGTAAAAATGAAATAATCCAATGTATAAATAAAAAATGTAATGGAGAATCTATTGAAACTCAATATAAAAAAATAGATAATAATTCTTCTTGTATTATTTTATAATTCGCAATAATATTTTGCATGATCCATGCATTGATAATCTATATTATTTCCTACAGTTATTGATAATAATGATCCTGTAATAGCACCAGACACAGTTGATACAATTTGACCACCAAACATTCCAGCACCACCAGATGCCAAAGATCCGAATCCCATAGTTGCTAAACCATGGGATGTGGCAGCAGCACCATACAACCCTGCTCCTGCAAAAAATGGTGCAATAATAGGAGCAAAAATTAATCCTAATCCCGCACCCATAATAATCACAATGGGATCAATATTATTAGCTTTACTATTTACACAATGTTCATATTCTTCTTCTAAACAATTAATATTGTATGTTTGCTCACACACAATATTAGTAACAATTAAAAAAAATATAATATATTTCATACTAAAATACTCATATATCGTTACTTTTTTGACTGTTAAAATTTCAATTTTATTAATAATACATATAAAGTATTTCTGGAATAAAAAAGTATCTGATAATGAAAAGAGAATGTATATCTGAGGCGAGAAAAAAGTTAATAGCTGGGAAACAATATTACAAATGTGCAAATAATCCTAAATCAAATATACCATATCTAAAAAATTACAAATGTGTTATGTGGATAGCATATAGTGGTAATTTTGATGAATCTGGATATGAGATTGATCATATTGTTGAATATTCAGTATCAAAAGATAACTCTGATGATAATTTACATGCGCTATGTATATCATGCCATAAAGTCAAAACAAAAAGATTTTTAATGGATAAAAATAAAAAAAATACTAAAGGTAATACTAAAAATAATAATACAGAAAATAAACTAGATTCATATCTAAATAATATGAATTATGAAGATCTTAAGAGATTGGCAATATTGTTATGTGTCAGTGATAGAGGCACAAAAGAAACATTGATAAGCAAAATAAAAAAACAATCAAACTTATTAAAAATAACAAATATTACAAATAAATACAATAGTATTATAAAAAAATTAGAGAGTTTAAAAAATGTAGACTTAGGAAAAATATGCAAAAATCATAATTTGTATATGTATGGATCTAAATATAATATAATTAACAGACTATTAAAAAATGTGGATTTTATAAAACTTAGCAACAACAATCTATTAAATAACAAAACTAGCGAAAATACTAAAGATATTAAAAAATTTTTTTATAATAAAAGTATCACTGAAATTGAAAGAACACTAATATTACTTAGCATAAACTCAAATAAAAATACAAGAGATGGATATATCGAAGATATAATAAATAATAATATTAATCTAGAAAATATAAAAAATATTTTAGAAAAATATAAAATAATTATTAATCGGTTAGAAAATTTCACAACTGATGAATTAAAAAAACTTTGTAAAGCAAATGATTTATATATATCTGGAGCAAAATATACCATTATTAACAGAATTTTGCAAAATATTAAATATGATAATTTTGATAAAAAAATATTTTTAATGTATGATACTCAAAAAAAAATAGAAGAAACTGAAAAATATTTGTATAGCAAGACAGTGTATAAACTAAGATATTTATCTATGATATTAGATATATCACAATCAGGAACAAAATCATCCCTAATACAAAGAATAATCGATAATAATATATATTTACAGAAAATAAAAAGTGCTGAAAATTATTCCAGTATGCTAGAAAATTTGTTAAGAGAGGATCTTAAGGATATATGCAGAAAATATAATTTAGGTATATCTGGTACAAAATCAGAGTTAGTGCGTAGGATATTTTGTAATATAGAGTTTACAGCTATTCCAATTAAAATTGAACAAATTAATGATCTGTTTTTAAGAGGAATAGTTATTCCTGATCCATATTATCAGAAAAAATTGTAAAGTATG